GCCGCGCATAGCTGTGCATCGTGTCTATCAGATGCGGATCTTTGGTCGCAACCATGTCCCAACCATCTTCAACCCAGCGAAACAGCGCATAGACAGGCGCTGTTACCTCCATGTCCGCATCCATGTACAGCACCGTATCCCACTCCTGCGGCGCGTCATAGTACATCCTGATCTTGGCCCGTCGCGCCCCAATATCTGTGTCCTCGCCCTGGATGAAAATATCCTCCGGGCCGATTGGCGACGACGCGCAGAGCGCGATGGGAATATCAGGCATGTGACGTTTTGCCGTCGTCATCAGGTCAACCGCCGCCTCGCGCGCCGGCTCGCCAAACGCCACGCAGTAGATGCCACGTTTTCCTGTATTGCTGACCGCAACTGGAGGAAGCGCGTATGACACGGCTTCCCGCCTGGGCTCGCCAAATGCCGATTCGAACGCGACGCGATGATCCTCACACCACGCCTCCACCGACCAGGCGGATACCGCCGCGCGCAACGCCGCGCGATCTACACGCGGGCGCTCTGCCACTGCCTGCTCCAGCGCCGACAATAGCGTCTCCAGATCCCCCCGCTCATAGCGATAGATGCCGGGCACATCAGGTATATCGTCCAGCAATCCAACATGTCGCGGGATAACTACCGAGCAACCACACGCCAACGCCTCCAACGGCGGCAGTGGACCGCCCTCCACGCGCGAGGTGTTCACCAGAATGTCAAGGCTCTGATAGAACGCGGGCATTTCCGCCCAGGTATAGAGCTTTGCCGGCACCGGCCAACCCCGGCCAGAAGCGCGCCAGTCCAACCGCTGCCCGATCGCGGAGGTAACAACCTGCTTTGCCAGGTCCTCGCCTTTCCGCTTGTTGGCGTAGGTATAGCCACTGAATCCCGCCACCGGACGTGTCCGATGCACCTCCGGGCCGATCTGAAAATGGTGCAACTCCAAATTCATACGCACGAGGGCCGTCGGCCCGTAAGGAGCCAGAATGCGCTCGTACATCCGCGCCATCGTGATTCGCAGCTGGACTGCCGCCGCGACCTGATCCCACAGACGCGCCTTGGTGTTATTGGGAGGCTCCTCTTCCCGATGCGTAAAGTTCGCCGCCAGCGGCATTTGTCTGACAGCGCGATCCAGCCGTTGATATTCAAAGTACGCCAGCAGGTATAACACATCTGCGGACGGATCAGGGGATGCGCCCAGCGACCATCCCAGCCGCTCGGCCAGTGTCCGCGCCTGACGCGGTATGATCCTGTCTTCCTGCCAGTTCTTGCATATGATATGGACGCGCATCCCCTGTTATCTCCGTGTTGCGTTAGCTGCCGGCCGTCAGCTCAACATCCACAAACGCGCTAGGACGAATCAGCCCGAAGGCCGCCCGCATTTCAGCGAGGATAGCAATGATGTTGCGGATAAACCAGTCGGAATGGCTGTCAGTCACCATGATGGTGGTGCGCTGCCGATCCCACAAAATGGCCTTCCGCCAGTCGGCGAGGATGGCATGCCCGGCAGGAACGAACTGCGACTCCACAACCGGGTACCCCCAGAGCCGGTTCGGACCCTGCGAGAACGGCCCGTTGCCATAGTAGCGATTCACATTGTCCTGCGCCAGCTCCACGGTCTCCCAATCGGTCGGGTTGAACAGCCAGGCCGTCGGGCGACTGCGCCCCACGGCCTGCAGCGTGGTAATCGCCTGCCGGGTCGTGGTAAAGATGTCGCCGTTGAACAGCTGTTGCAGAATGCCCGGCGTGTTCAGTACGCCCGTGAAGTTCTCGCCAACGCCATTGCCATTCAGCAATTGATCCTCCATCTCTTCATCCAGATCGTCGCGCAACTCCTGGTCAATGATGCCCCGGAGCTGCGCGGCATCTGACAGCGCACGGCGCGTGGCTGCCATGTAGACCGCAATGGTCTTGACCGGCATGGTCACAACCTCAAACGCCACGCTACCCTGTGGCTTCGTGCCGGTAATCTCGCCAGTAGCCCCCGTCGGATATTTCACGTTCGCTTCCGGCACGGGCGCTGCCTCCTGAACCTGCTGCGTCTGTCGCACAAACTCCACCAGGTCGCTGGTAGTCGTGCGCAGGGCAATCAGGTCGCGCAGTACCAGCGGGATACGGCCCAGGGGCTCATAGATGCCGGTATAGTCCGGGCGCACAAAAGCGCCAGCCGACGTGTCAGACGTGCCGGTAATGAGATCCTTGAACTCCACCGCTGGCGAGGTAAACCCGCGCATCCCGTCCGGAACCTGGCCACTCGGCGCAACAGCCTTGAACCATCCCCTGAACTGCTCGCTCTCGACAAAACGCTCGCCCAGGCTCTTGCCCTTACCTGGCTGGGCCAATGCGCCATCAGGAGCGGTCTCGTTCAGTGCGGGAACGTCGCCGAACTCTGCCAGCTTCTTCCGCAGAGCCTCGTCTCCCTCGCGCCTCTTGATCTCATCCTTCAGCCGCTTCGCTTCGGCCAGATAGCCGTCCAGCTTCTGTCGCTCGTCAGCGGTAAACTCTCGCTGCGCCTGATCTGCCGCATCGCAAATCGCCTTGGCCGCCAAGAGCGCGGCCCTTAGCTTCTCTTCCAACTCGTTCATTTCGGTTCTCCTTTCGGGCCAAAGCCCATCTCTATTAGCTCTATCGCAATGCGAGCCGCGACCGTGCTCGGCGACAGTTCCTCGGCGCGCCCTGAGGCCTGGCCTTGACTGTCGCGTTCCGCGTCGTGCTCATCAGTATGCCCGGCGCATTTCGCGCCGAGCTGCACTGCCATATCATGGATTTCCTGCCAGTCGTAATCCGCGTGCGCCTTGAGGTCTGGCGGCTCCACGTTCGCAGACCGCAAATGCGCCGCTAGATGGTTATAGACTCCACGCCGATCCGCCTCGGGGATCGTTGTCCCGCCGCGCGCCCCATTCAGCACGGCAATGCCGGTCTGACAGGCGCGAATGTTGGCCGCGCCAGGCTCGCCACCCTGCCCCACCATGTGATGAATAAACCGGTAAGTGGACTTGACTCCCTCATCGCCATCCGGGTCATGCCAGGCATAAATGCGCGCATAGTAGCCAGCGCTCTCTCCGCTACGGACACGAGCTTCATTCGCCGGGCCATCCCATGCCGCGTCCGTTGTGGCGGTAGAATGCGATGGAAATGCTGCCTTCACCGCCTTGATCGCCACAGTGCGCGTGTCTACTCCCGCCCCGCGCATAACCGGCGAAACCTCGTGGACCTTCAGCCGCTTCAGAAAACGCACCTCGCGCCCATCGAATGTACCAGGCTCAGCTTCCACAACCTCAAAGCCGTATGACCATTCCTGCAGGTCTCCCAGCGCCTTGACGGTCTCGTAATGCTCCCGGCCAATTTGCGTGTTGAGGAAGAACTTTCCGTCCACGATCGCGGCCCCATCCCGCTCGTGAATCTCGCCTCGCCCTACCGGTAACTTGTCCCAGCCGTGCGCCCAGGCGCTGATGCGCACCGGCTCACCATCGGTAAACGCGCCAGGCAGCGTCACATCACCGTCCTTGTCCACCACATTGAGCGTGGCGAACTTGGCCTCGAATTGTCCGGGCTCACCATCTGTCTTCAGGCTCATCGCCCCATGAAAAGTCTTGGTCTCCATCTCACTCTCCTTGCCCGCTGCTGCAATGCAGGCGAAAATCGCCTGTTCCTCATCGCCAGTGCGCTCTAGCGTGGCGTTTGCCGCCCCCACGCACCGCCGCTGTTGTGCCTCAGTCCAGTTTCGCGCTACCGCTGGAACACTATCTGGATATGACCAGGGCATCAGCGCCGCCTCCCAAACACCACACTGCATCGGCAATTAGCATTGTTCTCTGCGCCACCCCGAGGATCGCCGGGCCAGCGCATGCCGTTGGGAAAATCCTCTCCGATCGGCACGGTCACGCCATCCAGCGCAGCGTGAGCATCACGCGGATTCCGCGAGTTGACCTTCCACGTCTTGGTGCGCAAACCCGCCTGCCGCGCTGCCTCCTGCGCGCCAAAGTTGCTCGCCGTTGTCACCTTCCACGCCGCGATCTCGGCGGCCCGCACTCGCGCGGCATGATCGAATACCCGTCGCACCGCATCCCGCGCAAATTCCTCGGCCATCGCCGCCGCCACCAGATCGTACGTTGTAGAGTTGATTTCCTCAGCGGAGATTCGCGCGTTTTCCAGCAGCCATTCCATCATCGCCGATGCGTCAAACTCGCTCTTGACCTGCTCGGCCACATATGCGCCCCACACGCTGGCCGTGGCAACGTTTAGCCGATAAATGTCCTGCTCCAACTCCCGGTTCCACCGCGTGGCATCCCAGAGCGAGTCGAGGGGCCAGCCACCCTGCTTGACGGCTTTCAATCCCTTTTCTGGCACCTTGCTGATAATGGCGCGTTCCTGACGGCGAAAATGGTGCGCCAGCGCCTCGGCCCATTTCTCCTCGTGCCGCTCACGCAACTCTGGCAACGTTGGGTCAATGTCTCCGAGCCCCTTTGTCTCTCTCGGCAAAAACCCCTTGGGCTCTCGCACTCGCTCCTCCGGCACGCTGTCGCGCGGGCTGGCCTGGCCGCCCACCAGCACATTCAGCGGCGTAACTAGCTCATTCGCATCGCCCTCCAGATGCGGCATATTCAGGCGCGCGCGCGCTTCGTTTGCTGTCATCCATGGCCGCCCCACCGCCGCCTGGAGGCTTTGCGTCTGCTCCTCAAACGATCCCTGCAGTTTTTCCGCAATGTTAAACTCCACATACACGCCATCTATGTCCTCAAATTCCGGCAGCAGTTGGAGATCAATTTCCTCCTCCAACATCGCCAGCCATGGCCCCAGGCAATCCTGGTACAAATTCTTGTGCTGCTCTTTGATGTTGCTGAATGTGGCATGATCGAGGATACCAACCATCGGCAAAGGGATATGGTATGCGCGCGCACACTCCTCGCGTGTCAGCTTGCGCCCCAGCAGGTATTCCGACTCCTGAGCGCTGAACGATACCTGCTTCCACGTCATGCCCTCCTCCAGTATTGCCGTCCGCCCGCTGTTTTCGCCACCGGCATATAGCGATTCGAACTCAGCTTTGAACCGTGCCCGCGCCGCCTCCGACCACTCCGGCGCGCCCGCCGGACGCTCGATGATGCCATTCATGCGCGCGCTGTTGCGCCAGAAATACTCCCGATACTCTCCCATGGCGTGCTCTTCCGCCAGCACGCGCCGGAGCGTTTCCAGTGGCGACAAGCCCAACACGCACGACTCAGCGTTGTAACCCCGGAAATGCACCACATCCTTCGGTAGACGCTCGTATCGCTTCCCGCCAACCGTGATCTCATAAAGCGTCGGAAAGAGCCCACCCCTCACTGTCACATATGGTGGCGGAATGCGCAATAGTTGCAGCGGCTCCCCGGGAATCTTGAGCCAGTAGGCGTTGAAATAAACCCCCAGATCGCTCATCGTCTCTGAGATCATGCGATAGCGCGTCGTGTATGGATTCGGACGCTCGATCACCCGCGCCAGCGAATGGTCGCGCAACCGCTCTCGATCTACATCGCTAACTCGCCGGTAAACATGGAGCCCCAGTTGCGCGATGTTCCGCGCGATGAAATCAACGCACGTGCGCACATTCGGCTGCGTGCGATACAGCGTGGCATAGTCGTAATTATATTGGTCATACATCGCCACGCTGGAACGCAATGCCTGCGCGTAGCTGTCGTCCAACACGACCAACTGTCCCAGCGACCGAACCGCTACCATATTACGTCTCCAGCTGAATGAACTGAATCTCAGAGATGAGCACGGCGACTTCGCCATCCAGCTGGACACGCGCCTCCCGAGCCCGCAACAACATCGGGTTCAGCAGCACCAGCCACTTGCCGCGCTCCTGCCAGATGACACCCTGTAACGCCGTCTTGCCGTCACGCAGGTTCACAATCCCACGCCGCAGAACCGGATATGGTGGTTTGAACGGCCAGAGCCTAAACAACAGCCAGCCCCCTGTCCTCATATACTGAGCGTTTTGGCATTCCATGACGCGTTGCCCGATCCAGTGCCATGACGAGCGCCACAATGCCATCTATGCGCCCTTGCGACGCCGCCTTATCCGGCTTGAGATTCCCTGCCGGATCCATGCGCACCGCCACGTTGTCAGCCATGAAGCGCAATACCGGGTTGCCGCCGTGGTGCAGTTTCTTGGCCAGAAGGCGTCGCTCGAATTCATTCATCGGCGCTGCCATGCTGAGAAATCCCTGCCCCATTCCGAACACAGACAGCCCCTCGTCCGCCAGCTCCTGGCTCAACTGGTAGCCCTGAAACAGGCGATCCACGTTCAGATCAACCAGGCGAAACCGCTGTGCATCTTCCAGAATCTGTTTCTTCACGAAACCGTAATCCACCGCATCGCCAGGCGTTACACAGAGATAGCCCGCCTTCGCCCAGGCGAGGTATTGCTCGCGGTATCTGTTCCCCTCGTCCAGCAGCTTCGCCTCAGGACACCAGAAGCGGCAGAGAATGTCTACCTCGTCCTGATCATCATCATGCGGAAATACCATCACCCAGGCGGTGAGATCGCTAACCGCTGACAGATCCAACCCGCCATAGCAACGTCGCCCGACTAATAATTCCTCATCCACCACTCCTGCATTCTCGTCCCAGAGCGCCAGGTCTATCCAACGATCCGTCTGCTGTGTCCACTGGTTCAGATGCAGCCGCCGAAACGCGTTTTGCGCGGCAGGTAGCCGCCGTGCCTGCTCGCATTTCCGCTGAAGATCATCCAGCTTGACGGACACGCCCAAATTCGGGTTGGCTTTAGCCCAGGTGCGCGGATCAGTCCAGTCATCTCCATCGTCGAGCGAGGCGATGAACGCAAACCAGGTATCATCCTGGATCGCGCGGGTCAGCACCTTGCGACTGTAATCGTGGTGCTCATAGCAAATACTTGCCTGATCACTGCCTGCCGTCGTGATCTCAAAGATGAGCGGCTGCCGCCTGGCGCCGGTTGCCGTCTCCAGCACCGTCACCACATCGCGCGTTTTGTGCGCGTGCAACTCATCTATGATCGCGCCATGAACATTGAGCCCGTCCATCGTGTCCGCATCGGCGCCCAGCGGCTCATATTTGCTGGCGCTGGCCGGAATGCTCAAGTTGTCCTTGAAAACCGTTACCATCCGCGATAGCGCCGGAGATTTGCGCACCATCCGCGTCGCCTCGCCATGCGCCAGCCGCGCCTGGTCGCGTTTCGTCGCTGCCGTGTACACCTCAGCGCCAGGCTCACCATCGGCCACCATCAGATACAGCCCGACACCTGCCGCCATCGTCGTTTTGCCATTCTTGCGAGGCACCTCGACGTAGGCGGTACGAAAACGACGAAATCCGTCCGCGCGCTTCCAGCCAAACAGTACCGAAAGCAACCACTGTTGCCAGGGCTCTAGCACAAATTCCTGCCCTGCCCACTCACCCTTGCTGTGTCGCAGGAAGTGGAAGAAATCTAGCACATGCTGCGCTGCCGCGCGATCAAACCAAAGCCCGCGCTCCTTGCCGTGCTCCAGGTCTGCCTCGTGGCGCTGCACCGCAAGCCGCACCGTCTCACACGCCGGAATTGAACCGTTGAGTATGCCTTCCACATAGTTGCGAACAGGATGCTTACTCATCGCCTCGTTGCTTCTTCAGAAACGCGGTGAATTCGTCCTCTTCCTCTGGAACTGGCGCACTGATCCGCGCTCGATCTGCCGGAGAGAACCCAAAGCGCGACGAAAAGGCGAGCACTTTATCGAGCATCTTTACCATAATTGCCACAGATGGGCGCGGCCCCTGATAGCCCGTCTCTGTCTGAAATGTAGTTCCGTGCTCTTGAATATCGCGCACCGCGTCCACATACATCGCCCAGCACTGGCAATACCCGGCCAACTCAGCGCGATCTACCGCAGTAAGGAGCCCCAGGCGATACAACTCAGGAGCAACACGGTTCCACTCGCGCTTCGCTTCCGGCAATAGCCATTTCGGGCGCGTCGGGATACATAGCGTCGGGCTTGGCTCATTCTTTGGCATTCGGTCAGGACGCGCCGTGCCCTGCAAAAGCTTCAATTTGGTCGGTTTGGGCAGTCTACCTGCCACCGCATACCCCCCTAGGTCATTTTGACAACGCGCAAGCTCGAT